GCCACAATGTCAATTAAGTCTTCTCCTCAGGTTCTACTATCTTTTCTCTACACATAAACTTAATATAGATCTTATTTGTATTAATATAATCATCCCCCATAATATTGTATAAAGTAAGGGTATCATGGGTACCGGCACGCATACACTCTGCCCAGTTGTTAAAAGGTATGTTCTTATCATAAGGGGGCTTACACTGATCATGTAAAGCCGAGCAAATAATAAGACTTAAAATTATAATTTTCATCTTGACAGTTTTTAAGGAATATCCTATATTCTAAGTTAAAAAAGGAAAGAACACATGACTGACATTACAAAATACAGAAACGTATCACTTACACATAAAACATATAACATATTAGTGAGGCTATCCAAGAAGTTATTAGCTCACGAAGAATTATCTATAAGTAAAACCGTAGGTGCACTAGCGAAAGAGAAAGAAGCATTATTAAATGGGAAGATCAAAGAATAGCTTTACAAGTTACGTAGGGCACGCAGAAGAAACACTTAGTGACAAGAGAGTAACCCTTCCAGAAAAAGATCTCTGGGTTGCGGTGCTTTGTCGGGCAGTTTTAGACGCGTGTAAAGGTCCTCCTGATTTAGATATGACGAGAAAGGCGAATATCTCTCATAAGAATCACTATAGATTTGACCGGGATCAAGCCCGTCATTTCTTTATAGAAGGTGGCTCACATTTTAGACTTATATGTGAAATGGCTGGACGAAATCCTGCCTATGTTCAAGACAAAGTTAGAAAAGTAATTTTAAGAAAGAATGGTTGGAATGTAGATGTTCCCATTACTTCTCACTATCGACAAGGACCTAAACGAAAAAGAAAACCAAAATATAGAAAGACACTTACAGGGAATGCTTACTATGCAGCAAAGGCTAAAAAGAATATTTACTACTCAGACATGGGTGCCAAGGGGGGTAGACCGAGGATTTATAATGTCGTATAAAGCGATCTGCAACAATTGTAAAGGAAACGGATATATTTATGTTACTGATACAAAGAAACAAACAGAAGTTAAACAGTGTTGGATGTGTGAATCTAAGGGCGAGATCAATTGGTCTCAAGCTAAGGTTGATGATTTTATTTACAACACTTATTTTCGTAAGCAGCTGCACTGAATTTGCACTCCTTATGAGTGGATCGAGTATTGCTATTAGTCAGAATGCTTACGTCAAAGCTTATAATGGTATCGATGTGCTAACGATTATGCACTCTGATAAAAGTATAAAGAACCATGTCTATACGAACGTTAAAGAACTTTATAAACATTCAAAATTTGGAGAAGAGTAAAATGATAGACAACAACAAAGTGTACGAGGATCTATTAGACCATGTAATGCATCTCTTGAACGATCACCAAAAACCCGTGGAGTTGGTGGCTGGCAGTATGATGGCTATTGCTCAACGACTCTATAAGACCGCTTTAAATGATCAGGAGTATGAACGCATGATGGAGGTTGTTAGAGACGCTCCTGTTACACCTTATAAGTTAGAGAAAGAGAGACTCCATTGAAAGATAGTATCTTAGCCTTTATCGAGAAATGGTCGAGTCGTATTAACTGCTGGGCCTGGGACAAGCGATGGAAGTACCGAGACCACCACGCCTGGATCAAAGGATATAAAGAATGGAAGAAAAAAAATTAAAAAATTCTATATGGGATGGTACGTCGCGAAATGAAAAAAAGAATTCACGTTAACATGCACAAGATCCGCTTCAACAAGAAGCACGGAACGAATGATCCGGTTATCACGGTGAAGACGAGTCAGTCGAATCGTTATGCCCATAGCGTAGATATTCTGGGTCCAAGCACCGTGATGTATCGACCGGATAAACCTTTGTCGTGTGGAGCACGAGTATGGATTGAAACCGACAGTGAGGTCAACCTCTCATGAAGCGAAACGATAAGTATAGCTATCACCCAGGCACACGGATCACGGACCATGGAACACGGATCTACAACATCGCTGGATTTAAATTACCAAGCGTCACGACTATCCTTGCACGGACCAAGGATCAGGAGTATTTAACCAAATGGAAAAATAAAGTTGGACATGAAGAAGCAGAACGAATCAAGAATTATAGTAGCAAGCGGGGGACTAGCATGCACAAGTTCTTGGAGAAACACATCACCGGGGTGGGCTATGAAGATCTTACGGAGATCGGTCAAGAAGCTAAACCGATGGCTCAAAAGATTATTGAAATAGGACTCACACCCATTAATTACTATTACGGTTCAGAAGTTATGTTGCACTACCCTGGTCTGTATGCTGGTGCAACAGATCTAGTATGTGAACACAATGGGTTAGATACGATCGTAGACTTTAAACAATCCAATAAACCTAAGAGAGAAGAATGGATTGAGGATTACTATCTGCAAATTGCAGCGTACGCCATGGCTCATGATTATGTCTATAAGTCTAAAATTAGACAGGGTATTATAATGGTATGTACACCTGATTGCTACTACCAAGAATTTAAATTTAAAGATGGTGAATTAAGGCGCTGGAAACATAAGTTTTTGAAAAGATTAGACAGCTATTATGACCTAAAAAAGGACTACAAAGAAGAAGCACAGATAGACACTCACACATTATTAAAAGAATTTGAAAAGGAGGCAAACAAATGAAGGAAAGAATCTACAAGACAATGGTGCAGCGTTATACTTCAGAGATTGAAGATGCATTATTAAAAATAGATATGCTTATGGCTAATGCAGGAAGTAATGCTGTCATGGTAAATCATACAGACATTACCGGGGAAATAAATAAGTACCTAGCCAGAGCAGCATCGGCCAGTGAGAGACTTGGTCTATTGAGAAAATTTTACAGTACCAATTAAGGCTCAATTGTGGCAAGAATGTGGCAACAATAAGGCACGGAAATGCGACCCTAGGGGGGTCGCAGAGGGGTCGCAGAGGGGTCGCAGAGGGGTCGCAGAGGGTCGCATTTTTGAGAACAAACCATGAACTTGAGCACTATCCTACAGATTAGCATGTCGCAGCGACACCCTTGCGACCCCCTTGCGACCCCCTTGCGACCCCCCCCCTATTTCGATTATTCCTCTACTCTAAGAACACTAATAGACGATTTGGAATGAATTTGCGACCCCTTAGAGATTTTTTTGAGCGCGACGTAAAAAAAAAATAAATGTATAGTATACTTTCTAAAAAAGTGAATTGTGGCAAAAATAAGGCAAACTATGGCAAAGAAACGAAAAAAAACTAAATATCGCCACGTCGTAATTAATAAGAAGAGATACTATTTCTATAAGATCTCTTGGTGGGACATAACAGGTGATGCCGGTCATGCTACGGCGGAGGAGTTTGATAAGTTCGAATGTTCAAAGGTGATTACGTTTGCATATATTTATAAACGTACTAAAAATTTTATTTGGACTTTCTCGAGTTTTGACGAGAAGGATGAAGCTTATTCAGATAGGAATGTCTTTCCAATAGGGGTTATAACTGGTATAGAGAAAAGGAATGTTTGATGAATCAGAGTTTCCTGTCATTAGAAACGAAGACCATTATAACAGATTAAAGAAGGAGGCAACAATGGCTAAGAAAAAGAAAAAGAAAAAGAAAATAGTTAAGAAGAAAAAAAAGAAAACTAAAAAGAAAAGGAGGTAACATGCCAATAAAAATAATAGAAACAGAAAAAGAAGGTCATCGAAAGGTGAGGACCCCGAATCTTAAGAAAAGACCTAGAGGGAAGAGCGATCTCTATGGGACAATGACTTATAAGAAAGGTGGTCGAACACGTAAACAACTTGGTGGTGGAATGAATCAACCATTAGGTGGTGGAATGAATCAACCATTAGGTGGTGGACGAGCACCTATTAGACCGCCTATTAGACCTGTTGGTTTTAAGCACGGTAAAAGAGTCAAGAAAAAATAGTGTGGAATCCGGATAAGGTGATAATTATAACTTTACTCTTACTGAGTTTTGTTTTGTCTTATTGCCTTGTCTTGAATCTTTACTAGATGTCGAATTGGCAGCAATATTTTTTAGTCCTTTTTGTTTTCTCTTTGCTTTGGTTTTTAATGATTTTTGGTCCAATAATGCAGCTTCGGGGGTAACGTTTAAAATTGGTGCGTAATCGTCTAAAATTTGTTTCATTTTGTTTTCTAGTTCTAACTCTGACATATCTTCTAGTTTCCCATGTTTTATTATTTTCCGTTCTATGTATAGTCCTGCTGCTTTGCCTCGATTCGTCTCGGCGTTTACAGCAGAAGAAAAGCTCCCCTTCTTCAGGGCCAAGTCTTTTATCCGAGCAAGTTCAGCCACGTGTCCCTCATAAGAGACCTCAAATTTTTTAAGTCTTTCTTCTTTAAGTTTTCCAATATAATGAGCCACCAATGGACTGAGTCTAGGGTTCATGAGTTCTGATCCTTCTTGTCTAGCTCTCTTGGGTGAGTACCCAGCAGCGGTCGCTGCTTCTGATTGGGTCATAGGTCCCTCAGTCCCGCCAAATACTACGAACTCAGCGAATCTCATTTGCATTTCTGTTAATCTTTTTGGTACACCCATATTGACAATTTAGGGTAACATTGATAAAAAGTCAATGATGAAAGAAGGGAAATGTATTATGGAAGAAATGAGAAAAGATAGACAAAATGAACTGAGTGAACTTAAAACTAAACTTAGGGAGACTGAAGTTATCTTAAATGGAACGAAGAAGATAGTAGAGGATGGCTTTCAAAAGATTCAAGAGCTGCAAAAAGAACTTGATCGAGTTAAGAAAGAAAACAATGATTCATTCAATAGGATTGCTGAGCTGTGTGAAGTGAATGAACGTCACCAAGAAATTAATGGAAAATTACAAACGATGTTGACAGAGTTACAGGAAGAGAATAAGAAGTTGCACGATCATTTAAATAAACAAGTTGAGAATGCTCGAAAGTCAGGAATGTAATGAGATTAAGAGAGTTAATGGGTTTTCTACAAGAATTTATGGACAACAAAGGTAAGGGACAAAAAGGATCACTAGGTGATGCTTCTGTCTTTATGCAAGTTGGTGCTCACCTAGAAGAATTAAAAAAAATAGAAGTGCAAGAGAGTGCAATTATTGGTGTAAACTCAATGAGAGTAGTTCTAAAACCAATGAGAGAGAAACGAATTATATCCCCCACCGATCCTGATTCTGGGTTTAAGTTGTAAGCAAGAGTTACTTTGAAAAATGCAGTTGCACCTGAACGGAAATTATACCAAGATCTTAAGAAAAATACATGCTCCATCATCTGGAATCGTATTGAAAACCTTAGCTTACTTGGCATGCCTGATGTATTGGGGTATAATAATTCTAGGCACTTTTTCACTGTTGAATTAAAAGTCGCAAGAGGGAACAAAGTCAGATTCTCACCACACCAAATTTCATTCCATAAGTCACATCCAGACAAAACATTTATCCTGCTCAGGACCCTCGGTCCTCGAGCCTTGAAACTTGTTCCAGGATCCATGATCCAAGAACTATTGTCCAAGGGCCAT